AGATGCTTTTCCCTATTGAGAAAGTAGATTTAAATATGGGAATCATATAAAGTGACTGTAGCACTCCCGAGGATACCCGTCAAGAAGAATGTGCAGGACATCCTTCATAATATCTCATCTCGTAGGCGCCCCCCTCAGGGATGAGATCTTCAGTGAAATCTTCCTCAAAGAAGCTGCCAATAAGCTCTTTATTCTTGTCGTAAACAGTATAATAAAAGAAATCAAACTTCATGGGGCAATGCCATTTCGGAGAGCCATCTTTTTTGAGTTCTCCCTTTTTTGTGGCAAATCCACACAAAAGCCTTCCGCTAAATGAACCGTCTTTGGGAAAATCTTGCCGAGCCGCAAAGTTACTTTTTGCCTCCTTAATAGAGAAATTGTCCAAATATTTCTGTATTTCTGATAGCTGCAACTCGAACCCAATTAAATCGTCAGCATCTAATGGCTTCATCCGAACTACACCTGAGTTTTTAACGTTTTCATCTAACTCAAATTTAAGAAATAAAAACTCGCTAACGCGCTTCGCGTAATCGGGAAACAAATTCTTGACCGCCAGACTATACATTAAGTCTTGAAGGTTATCGGTTGCGTCCTTGCCCTTAAATACAGACTTGCTGGTTTTAAAGTCTCTGATTATGGCTAATTTTTTCCTTTTATAAAGAAATAATTTATCTATGAAGCCTCTAATTTTGTAAGCGACCTGCCCATCTTCCTTGACGATATCAAAATCTTTTTCAGAATACTCTTCGGTTGGCTTGCCTGTTTCATCGCCAAAGAAATCATAAGTCAGCCCATTATAAATCATCTCTTTAATTAAAGAGATGTTCTCTTCGTCATCCACACCTTCACGAACTGCATGTTTCAAAATTAACCTCTTAATAGGCGGAATCGAAAACACATCTTGGGATTTAATTATTTTGTTGTAGTATTTCTTTCTTTTTTTGACTCCCAATACTTCAAAAATCAAATGGCAAATTGAACCCCGTCTCGCGCCATCATTACTACGCTCGGGAAGCTTTAATTTGTACTTGCACCAATAAAGCCAAGCGCATGACTGGGCGGTCTTTATTCTACTGGCAGATAAAGGTGTTTGGGGAGGGCTATACATCACTAAACATTAAGGCGGTCTTAATTTCTTTCTTAGTGAAGCAGGAAGTATTATTCTTAATAAAATTGCAGATATATTCTAGCTGTTTAGCTTGATTATATTCTTTATCGACCCAATTTTTATTAAGGTCATACCCATCTAGATGAGCGTCACCATAATCATTATATGGTTTAGGGGGGAATTTTATAAATAATCTCTCTAGATCAAAATATGAGGACAGCTTGATAAAAGTTTTCATCGCTGCGACCAGCCCTCTATTTTCGCCGCTATCGAAATCATTATTAGTAGAGATAAAAATCCGATTGATAGACTTACTATTAAGATAGTTAATAATATGGCTATTAACGGATAAGCCAAACATAACCAAAACATTTTTAATACCTTGTTCATAAAGTGCCATTGCATCACCGATGCTTTCAACTAAAATCACTTCTTCCTTTGATTCAATTTCTTCATTTACTCCTATATGTTTATTAAACGCAGGGTAGACCCAGTTGTTTCTGCGGCCAATGTGCTTCCACTTGGGATAATTATTATTATCGTCAACCTTGCGCCCCGAAAACCCTATAATTTGATGATATTCGTTGTATATGGGGAAAACCGTTCTTCTATACATTTTACCCACCCCAGCTAATCCCGCCTGAAAAGCTTTTTGGGTGGACTCTGAAATTTTTCTACCCAAATAAAAGTTATAATTAGGAAAAAGCTTGTCGAGTGACTCTGGGGGGTAAATTTTCTCCATCTCGGTAGTTTGTTTTGGCCTGTAAACTGCTGGCGCAACGTTATTGCTGCTCCCCAAAATCTCTGCACACCGCTGGGGGTCTTTAACTGTTAATCTAACGAGGGCTTCAAGGGGTTTAGAGCCTTTGTTCTCTACGAAATCCATCCACACACCTGTATCCTTGTAAATTTTCAAGGCTGTGGGGTTATCGCCTTCTCGATAAACGGCTGCACTACGCCAATGATCTCCGCAATCGATTAGCCTATACCCCAAGGATTCCAGAATTCCTTGAAAATCATCAGAACTGATCGAAATCTGGGATGGCCTCTTCGCTTCCATCGGTATCTAAATCCTCCTCTCCGTTTAATATGCGAGCTACATCTCGCAAATCCCCACGCTCCTCTATATTAAAATTATTAAAATTCAAATTTATGGCATTTTTGCGGAGAGCATCCCCCACTCTAACAGGTTCTATGGCTCCAGCTACATCATCACCCAGATGGCGGGACTTTACGTTAATAAGCTTATGAGTGCCAAAGCGCTGTCCTTCGGCCTCTATTTCATCAGCGGTCTTGTTACGCAGGATAAACATATGTGAACAAAACTGCGTAATGCGGTCAGAAAGGGATACAATTGATTCGTCATCAACAATTGTCTGAGCAGTGCGGTTGTTGGTAATTCCATACCGATTGGACTGCACCGAAGTGATCATGGGAATGATGGGTTCTCCATCCCACAGAATTTCCTTTTGAACGCATTTCTTAAACTTATCCACCATTTCTCCCACAACCTGCCATTCAGATTTGTTGGCCACGTTTTCGGAAGTGGTTTTGATATAATCAAAAGAAAAAACCATCTTGTTTCCACGCCCAACTTTGGAGTAGTAGAATCTTTTCAAGGTGTTAACCATTGAGTCCACATCCATTCCTCCGACATTATAATAGTAGAATTTTAAGTCTTTTATTTTGCCCCACACGCTCCTAACTTTATTTACCACTTCCTGTCCTGCCTGTCGCCACTTGCCGCTTTCGAGAAGGTGCATTGGCACTCCCGATAATGCGGCACACTGCCTCATTATAAGCTCCTCTTTGCTCATTTCCCCATTGTCAAAATGCAAAATGGGCACATCGTATTTCAGACTGACTTTTGTGGTATAATCCATGCAGAAGTTTGTTTTTCCAACTCCTGATCGCGCCACTATTACCGTGATATTCCCCGCTCGTAAAAGAGATCCGTAAATTTCATTAACCTTGGGGTGAGGCCCCATCATTCCAAATTCAGTAAGCGGATTATTTCCCCTCTCCTCAATTATCGCCTCCATATCTTCATAGATATTTTCGGGAGTGTCATTGCCAAGCTCGTATAGATTTATGCGCGAATTGTAAATTGAATCCGCAGCCTCGATAATACTTCGATAGGAGGCATCAGGGGTGATGCTTTTCATCTTCTTGGCGATGTCCTGAGAAGAGCTTAAAATTTCGCGCCTGATGGAATACTTCTTAAGTTCCTTGGCGGTTTTTAAAGTATTACCAACAGGAACCTTTCTTAGTGTTAGCGACTTAATGTAATCGGAAGGGTTTAGATTGTCTTCGAAGGAAAGTCCAACCTCATTTACTCTTTGCGCTATAATGATTTCGTCTACCTCGTCCCCTGCACTTGTCGCCTGTTCAATTATGCGAAAAATAGTAGAATTAAGCGGACTATGCTCAGAGTAAAAATCCGAGGTATTAATGAAGTTGGAGATTTCTGCAAAACCCTCGGGGTCTTTGAGTAAACCTGCCAATAGTTGTTTTTCTAACTCAAGATTATAAATCATTGGGATTCAGTGCCCCTCTCTTCTTGCATGTTTCTTAAATAATCCTCTAAGGTTTTAACTAAGGCTAACTCTGTCATACCGCAATCAAATTTTGAGTAAACGAGCGGCTTTCCGTTTTCAGAAGAAACCGCTATAATTACGCCTTTGTAGCGATCAGAACCCCCAGATAGCTCATAAAGATTATCCACCATTTCTGTCGGCAACGAAAACTCGTTCTCCTCCTGCTCTTCTAGGTTCATAAATATATTTCTTGATCGTTGAATAAAGATGCTGTGATTGTATCGTTGGGGTAAACCTCTGCCAACTTTATACTGTTGGCTCTACAGAAGTCAAACTTTTTTTGATCTCTTTTCAATTGATCGGAATATTTTAATCGATTCTTATGAAAGAACTTCACAAACTTGGTGTGTTGCGCCCCCTGAACCTCGACTGCTATTTTTTTGTTCGCATTATAAAAGTCAAGGGTGAGCCGACTTCCCACCACTCTGAACTCCTCAAAAACGATATCATTCTTCCAGTAAGGATATAGAAATTTCTTTACTTGAGTTTGAAATTTACTGCGACTTGGCTTCTTCCAATCGATAAGATATTTCTTGGCATTCTTTAAATTTCTGACTTTACCATACCCATCAATGAACTTCATACCTGAATCTGCTCTTTAAAATAATCTATCAAGAACTTACACAGCTTCTTGTCTTCCTCAACCGTTTTGAAAAGCTTATTGTCTCCTTGAATTTTCTCGGGAAATTCCAAGTCTTTGGACTTTAAAAGCTCCTTGAAGTCCTCGCTGGGCTTTATCCAAGCCCCCTTTTTTTCTACAAACTCCCACGCATATAAAAGGTCTATTACCTCCTTTTCAACCCAAATTGATGTGCCATCGCTACGACCATAGCGAATGGGATAAGAGATTGTTGTATTGGTGTTTTCATGGGCTGACTTTTTAATGGTTACTTTCGCATGGTGACCAATGATGGGATTCTTTTTGGGGTCCATAGTCTTAACGGTTGGATTTTGCAAAATTAAGTCCCCCTTAAATCGAGGCTCAAACTCCATAATGTTGTTGGCGAAATGCAGCAACGCATTCCCACCAGTAGCGGTAGTTTGCCTCACGGGAGCTTTTGCATAGGGGTCTAACTTGATATCAGCACGAACCTGACTGATAAAAATAGCCATGTGGCCACGCTTTCCCAATGCGGTGCTGGTCTTTTTACAGAAATCAGATGCGATAACTGCTCCTCCAGCAACCTTGCTGCTCTCGTCAAAATTCTTACCTAAATCGTCTTTACGAATTAAACCATCCACAGAATCCAATATAAAACAATATTTAATCTTCTCGTCATTATTGGTAATGAGTTGCCTGATTAAACCCATGGCGGTTTCGTATATATTGCTTTCAAAAACAAAGCAAGTTCCATCTACCCACTCCTCGGGAGAAAAAACAAACTTGACCCCCGATCTTCTTTGAACCTCTGGCCCAAGCCTTCCCTCGGCTTTGATGTATAAACCCCTAGACTTATCAATGCTCCCAAGAAAATTTCTCATGACCTGCAATGATTCTGAAGTTTTGCCACCCTCGTTGACACCTGTAAAACGATGCAGCCCAGGTCCAAATCCCCCCGCCAAGTATAAATCTAGCTGTAATGAACCGCTGGAAACCTTGTATTCCACAGTGTCTTCAAAATTATAATGATCGTCCTTATTTGCCTTCAAATAATTACTCAAAATGCTCTCAGGTTTTATTTCGCTACTCATCTAAAAAATCTCTTACTGTTTTTCTTTTTGGGGAGACAACCTTGTCTTCCCCGACCTTTTTTCCAATATCATAAACCTCATACTTGGATAAATCAACCCTAAAATTAAACGCTCGAAATTTCTGATCTAGCGTTTCCTTTAATTTATCACTCACAAGGTAAGCTAAAGAGTCAAACTTTTTGCCAAAGTCTACTATATCCATAAACTCTAGCGAATATCGCTCGCACAGGTCATTGAGCATTTTCATTTCCCGAGCGAAAAAGGGACGCCTAGCTTTATCGGGAACCTCCAATAAACGAAAAATAATCTCTCTCTTATTCGGACCTTTAGACTTTGCCACTATGAACTAATAGCAGCTTTTAAGTCGGCGTCAACCATTTTTTTAACAAGTTGTAAAAAATTAGATTTAGGCTTCCAGCCTAAGTTCTTGCGAGCTTTGGTTGAGTCCCCAAGCAGTAAATCTACTTCTGCGGGGCGATAAAAATCTTTATTAATTTCCACAAGACAATCATCACCATGAAAGTATTTTTCATCCAAGCCTTCACCTTGCCAACTGCATTGGCCTCGGTGGAATCCCGCGAAGTTAAAAGCTTCTTCCACAAACTCCCTGATGGTGTGAGTCTCGTCAGAAGAAAGCACATAGTCTTGAGGTGTGTCCTGATTGAGCATTTTCCATACGCCATCCACGAAATCCTCTGCATCGCTCCAGTCCCTCTTGGAGTCCAAGTTGCCTAATTGAAGGGGGGTCACCTCCGCTCTCCTCTGAAGCTGCATAAAAATACGAGCTACGTGTTTTGTGATTTTACGAGTAACAAATTCTTCTCCTCGGCGCACCCCCTCATGGTTAAAGAGCCAGCCCTGAACTGCGTAAAGGTTATACGAATCACGGTAAACCTTAACCAGATGTCTAGCAGCACATTTGGAGGCCCCGTATGGGCTTCTGGGGCGTAGCGGATGCTCTTCGCTCTGTGGGGCTACAATTACATCCCCGAACTCCTCAGAACTTCCTGCGTTGTAATAACGACACTTTGGGTGATGGCGTCGAATCGCCTCTAATTGATGTAATACCGCCATACAATTCGTTTGCATGTGATTGTGAGCCATGTCCCAACTGCAACCCACAAAGGAATTGGCGGCAAAATTAATAAAATAGTCGGGCTTTTCCTCTTCGATTACCCGATCTATGTTTTGAATGTCGGTGACATCCAAATCAATCAGAAAAAAGCGAGGATTGGTTAAGAGGTGCTCTATGTTCTTGTGATTTTTGACACTTAGCCTCCTTACTCCACCGATAACTGTGTGAGAGGTATTTTGGAGAAGGTAATCGGCCATGTGGCTTCCGTCTTGGCCTGTCACCCCAGTGATTAATATCTTTTTCATGAATTAATATACCAATTATATGTTTTTAGTAAGCCTTCTTCAAGAGAAGTTGACGCTTTAAAGTTAAATTTCTTCTCAGCCTTTGAGGTGTCTAGGCATCTGCGAGGCTGGCCATTGGGCTTACTGGGGTCAAATGTAATTGCGCCTTCAAATCCTACTATGTCACGAATTAAGTAAACTAAATTCTTAATTGAAATTTCCTGACCCGTTCCGATGTTGATTGGATTTGGGGAATTGTAGCGCTCCAGCGCTAATTCAATAGCCCTAGCGCAATCGCCAGCATACAAAAACTCCCGAGAAGCAGACCCGTCACCCCACACTTCTACGGAAGACTCCCCCTTTTCCTTTGCCTCTATAAATTTTTTAAGCAGCGCTGGAATAACATGAGAGCTATTGGGGTCAAAGTTATCATGCTCCCCATACATGTTAACGGGGATTAGGTGAATGAAATTATTACCATATTGCTCATGATAAGCCTTGCAGCCAACCAATAAGGTCTTCTTTGCAATGCCGTAGGGAGCGTTGGTTTCCTCAGGATAACCATTCCAAATATCTTCTTCCTTAAACGGAACTGGAGTAAACTTGGGATAAGAACAGACACTTCCCAACGTAATTAATTTTTCTATGCCGTAATAGCTAGATGCCGAAAGAATATTCAAGCTCATTAAAGAGTTGGATAGGAAAAAATCGGCGGGGAATTTTTGGTTTGCCCCAATCCCCCCACAAACTGCGGCAAGGTGAATAATTGCATCAGGATTAGTATCGGATACGTAATCACATAGCTGCTTCAGATCTTTTACGTTCATCTCCGAGCTTCTAGGGAGCAGTAAATCGTAATTATCCTTTAATCTGCTAACTAGGTGATGACCCAAAAATCCATTGGAACCCGTGATGAGTATTTTTTTCATTTATATCCCTTTTTCCTTTAACCTCTTATCGGTTAATTGTTCTAAGGTGTAAAATTTTGAATCTTTTACGGGAGTCCTATCTTTGTAGGCGGTATTGTGCCAATGCCAAGCAAAAGCTTCTAAGAACAACCTAGATTCATCACCCACTGGAATATCAAACAGTTCATTTTCTGCCACCACCGAATCCTCTACGCTAACTTTACTTATAAGCCAATGAGTGTCGAAAAATGAAGAGGGAAATACCGTAAATTTAGTCTTTCGGTATACATAAGAAAGCATGTCCTCGTCATAACAAGTACCTCCAGTTGGTGGTGTGATCAACAACTGTTGCATACACTGCTCGATAAATTCACTCTTATAGCGAGCGCCCATTAGGGCAGCGCAAGGCCCCTTGCAATCGGGGAGATCTCTCCTGTCTTTTGGAAAATCTGTGGCGCCCCCCCATTGATAGGCAAAGTCTTGATTCAATATGGGTTTAAAGTCTCTCAGTAGGATTATGTCCATATCATAGTAGATTCCGCCGAATTTATAAAGAGTTAAAAACCTCATTATACCACTATGCATCCAGTGATTTTCGTCGCGAACCAAAGAAAGGTGCATTCTAGAGTTTTCAATAGGCGTATCCTTAGCTAACTCTTCGACGTTATAAACTCTAAAATCTACCAAACCCTTATAGGGTTGTATGTTTTCCTGATTTGATATGTCATAATCAGACCATACAATTAATTTTGTTTTTTCTAAATTTTGCGTAGCCAAATAAGACTTAAGAGCCATAAGCTCTTTGGGTGTTTTAAATTCAGAATACACATGAAATATCGTTTGGTGTTCAGGGTATTCATATTCGCTTTCGTCTAGGTCTCGCAAATATTGCAAACCTTCCCTATAGTCGCGATAAAAAGAAGGGTTATTTTCTATGCTTAGATTTAACATTATCTTTTAAGTATTTTGGTTACAAGCCTCTTTGGTTATGGCAACAAGGGATCTAATGACATCGGGTGTATGTGCCATAGAAAAGTGGTATAGCCCATTTCCATTAACAAACACGCCCAATTCCTTAAGTTTGTTGCAAAACATTTGTTGTGCATTTTTATATTCGAACTTATCCCTATCTCTTCTATTTTTAATGAATTTATCTGTAAAAATAATTCTATTCATCGAACCACAACCAGATGCCCTCATTTTTATACCACGCTCAATAAAAAAACTATTTAATTCATCTCTAAATAATTCACCCACATAATTTATTTTATCATATTGAATGTATTCTTTATTAATAATAGTTTTGAGAATAAGTTGAGCAGCATACATGCTCAATGGGTTTGCAGAAAAAGTCCCCCCATAAAAAACATTTTTTGTTTTTATAATTTCTGATTTAGCTCCGAGTGCCCCAATTGGAAAGCCGCCCCCCAAAACTTTCCCATAGGTTGCTATATCGGGGCGCACATCAAAAATACCAGCGCCCCCTTTTGCTGATAATCTAAAGCCTGTCATAACTTCGTCAAATATCAGCAATACCCCCACCTTGTTGCAGTGGGCTCTTAGTTTTTTTAAAAATTGTTTAATATCAGATCTGGGATTAGATCCCTGCACGGGCTCTATTATTACAGCGGCCATGTCAGAAGTAATCTTCTCAAAACACCTATCATCATTGTATGGCAAAACTTCAAACAGGTCATTAGTCTCTGGAGGGATGCCAGTGCTGTTGGGATGTTCTTCTAGAAAACCATCTAATCCACCATGCCAGCCTCCATGAAATCTGCCAACTAAATTTTTACCTGTATAGGCGCGGGCCAATCTTATAGCCCTCATGTTGGCTTCTGTGCCCGAATTACAGAATATGTATTCCTCGTCAAAGTCAGGGTTTATATACTCTTTCAAGAAAGAGTTTACTATATTCGTATGGTAGTTGGGTATTGAATAGATCGTCCCCCTTTTTATCTGTTTCCCTATTTTTTTAATTAAGGGATTGTTGTGACCTATTATTTGAGCGCCCGAACCCATCGTGGTGTCAATTAATTTGACACCCATGTCATTTTCAACATAACATGTATACGCTTTTTTAACTATCACGCAATCTCTCCCTCTATCCTATCTCCCCATTCGGTGCGTGTTTCTTTTGAGTCTGTTAAATGCTCATAACTTGTGTTCACGGACCCTATTTCCACTTCTTTAATATTTGTATAAATTAAAACATCTTCCTTCTTGTTTAGTTGGTCGCAACCATCACAAAATGGATATTTGTAGAACTCCCCCTTGGCGTGGGCGTCGCGGAAAGCTTCGTATTTCTCTCCGTTAACTTGATTCTTTATGGAGTCATCTGATACGTCTCCCAAAACAATAGCATTGTTATAATCATAACAACAGGGGGTTAGCTTGCCGTCCCATTGGATCTGTATGGGGCCATTGAATGGTCTTCCACAAGAAACCTTTTTCTGATTGTCTATTTCTCTATATTTCTTACCATCGCTCCAATTGTGAGGTTTCCAAACTGATATTCCGTCAACCAGAGGCTCGTATTTTTTTATCCAATCCTCCATCTGGTGCTCATTCTCTGGCATAAGAAGGAAATACATTTCAATCCTAGTTATACCTCCCCTCTTCGCTTTCATTTCTATAAGGTCATGAATGTTTTTGGTCGTGACTTCAAAAGTAAGCTTCTTCTGAAGCTTCTCATAGACCTCCTTGGTTAGCCCATAATAACTGAACCTGAGCTTGTCTATACACTCAAGGGTTTGCTCTAAGCTGCATCTATTATTTTTTTTCTTATGCAAAAGTGACCCCGTGGATATTGTTGCTGTGTAGAAACCTCTTTCTTTAGCATATCTGGCTCTGTCAAACAAATGGCGGTCAACGAACGGTTCTCCATAATTTTCCAAAGAAATAAAATCAACCCCATAATCCCCTTCATAAATTTCATCGACCCACTTTTTATAGGAATCTAAATCCATAACCCCCTGTGATCTAGTGTGTAATTCCCGTGGACAAAAAACACAGTGCGCGTTACAGTGATTTGTAACCTCGAACCTTACTTCTCTGTTTTGTAATTTATACCCAGTTTCCCTATTTTTTACTTTCATATTGCGGTTTGCACCCTCCAGTATCTTCTCTTTTTATATCATTATGGTTTAGCTCTACCCAGTAAATTTCATAACAAATTGTATCTTCTAGCGCCTCAAATTTATGATATGCCCCAGGCTTAACTGTCGTCATCTCTCCTGTAGATACACTAGTTTTATCTACCAAATCATAATCTGTTTCATATATAGTGATTTTTAACTTGCCGTTCTCAACATAAAAAGCATTAAATTTGTGTTCATGCTTATGCTTAGAGCAATAGCCGCCTTTCTTAATTTCTATTCTGTGAATCTCGAAATTATTATTTTTGAAAATATCTTGCGTCTTACCCCAAATCTTTCCTTGTATTGCCATATCAGTTTATTGCTTATTTTTTATTAGGTCAAGTATAAACTCTGAAGGTTCTATATTGCTGCCGTTCGTATTTATGTTGACTTCTTGGGTATCATCGAGCAAGCATAGCGATGCGTCAAGCTTTTTGTTGTTGTGTAACCAAGCCAAGACGCTCTTTTCATCTGAAGCTGAGTGGCATCCAACTTGATTTCTTACTGCGGCAATTTCATCTGAGTCACCTATCGATTCTCTAATCTCATTTTCACACAAGGTAAAACAGGCAACGTAAATTTCATTGTCTGGGTTTGATAAGTTTGTAAAAATAGTTGAATATCCTGTTGTTGCCATTTTGGAAAACTTGTGAGGACTACCATATTCCCCAAGCATCTTGTTCCACTGCTCCCAATTGTGTTCATTTTGATGAAATATCTCGTCGAAGTTTTCTTTATTTTCTTGAAAGAAGTCATACCAATCACTCAAATATGCGACATCATACTCATCTTTGTATATTTCTATTATCTGTTGTTTACTAACGGGATTTGCTATAAAATTGTGATAGATGTGACCGCACATCGCAAGCTTACCGAATTGGGTACCATTGTTTTTATTCGGCCACGCAAGATTAAACCTGTAAATTACATCAAACGCATCTAAAATATCATCTAATTTAAAATGATGATATTGCTTATTTCCTATAATTAAAACTTTTTCCATTTTTTACCAAAACTCGTTACCCATTATGTGGGCATTTGGCGGCGTTTCCTGAGGTAGCGGACGAATCCAGTCTTCAGAATTATACCAAGTGGAATTCTTGAATGTGTCGTTATTATCCCAGCGAGTCCCTTTGATGCCAAACAAAATTTGATTTGCTCCACCTAAATGAATGGAGGGTTTGCCCAAACTTTTAATGAAGTCGCATATCATCAAGGAATACCCTCCGCATCCCACCGTGGCCACATCGAAATCGCTATTTTTTATCTCTTCGCAAATTTCATCTAGAATTTCCCTATAGGGGCGAGGAGCATGACCTACCAGAGCAGCGGAATAGGGGGATTTAACAACCTGAACTTCTCCTATTTCAGCCCCGCGCCATATACTGGAGTATTTGGGCACTTGTTGTTTTATTGTTTCGGGAAAAGGGGCAACGGTTAGTAATTTTTTACCCTTTAAATGATAATGCCACCCGTCCTCCCCATGGGTAAAAGGTTCTAAATCTCTGAATGAGTCAAATTTTTCGACACCATCCCACCCTATGGTTTCGATAACGTATTCATCTCCCTGTTCTGGACACCATTGCAAAAGATAATCTACGTTTTTAATGGATTCTAGATAGCGGTCACACCAATCCTGTAGATCTTCTCGACTGGAAGGATAAATGCCCGCTTGAACGGGTAAACTGCAAGTATTTAACAATGCTACCTGTTTCTTTTGCAAGTAAAAAGCTAAATGTTGTGCTTCGACGCCGCCTATTTTTCCAAAAACTAAGGCTTTTTGGTCTTCTATCGCACTGATTATTTCAGAGTTAATCTTATTCATAATACATCATAGATCACCAAGGATGTTTTTTATATATTTTATTTCCTCAGTGTTTAAATCGTGATTATTGGGCAGGTAGAAACCATAATCATTAACCAGATCAGCGTTTTTTAAACTGATTTCTCCGTAATTTTTCGTCCAGAAAGGCTGCTTTCCGAGAGATCCACATATAAGGGGTCGTGCTTCAATATCGTTGTCTTTAAGGCTTTTAACTAGCTCTGTCCTATTTTTATGTATAACGGGATAAGCAAAATTTGAAACAAACTGTTCATTTGTTGACTCTGGCGGCTCCCAAAAAGGGTTTTTAATTAAACTTCTATACGAATTGTAATTACGATTTCTTTTTTCAACGATTTCACTTAATCTGCCCAGTTGATTTATCCCCAGGAAAGCTTGTAAGTCTGTGGATCTTACATTGAAACCAAAATGGTAAAATTTATACAAAGATTCAAAGTCATCAACGATATTGTATTGTTTTTGGAGTCTGGTGGAATGCTCTTGGCTCATATCCCTGTCCCAGCCGTGGCTCCTCAATGATTTTAGCAGATTGAACGTTTCTGTATCGTTAGTGCAAATCATGCCTCCCTCTATCGTTGAAAGGTGGTGACCGTAATAGGTGGAAAAACAAGACATCAGGCCAAAAGTTCCCAAATTTTTCCCTCTGTGTTTAGATCCTAATGACTCACAGGCGTCTTCAATCAAAATTAAATTGTTTTCCTCACAAAAATTAACCACCTCGTCCATGTCGGGAACCAGACCTAAAACAGAGACTAAAATCAACGCCTTGGGTTTGTGGTTTGTAGTTATCTCTTTTAAATGCGTCAGATCTACGGATAGGTTCGTTAGATTACAATCACAAAGGATGGGGTTAAGGCCAAGTTGGACAACGGGAGATAGATCGGTAGCCCAAGAAAGCGCTGGAACAACAACGTCATCACCTCGCTCTAGGAGACCTTGTTCAAGTAACGAGTAAATGGAAAGTAAAAGAGCGGAAGAGCCCGAATTAACAAAAACCGAATGCTTGCAGCCCAACTTGTCCGACCATAGTTCCTCATACTCCTCTGTTAGTTTCCCCTTCGTCAAACGGGGAAAGGTCTTCAGCCAATCCACTAGGGAAAGTATTTCCTCATTGGATATAGTATCGTTTACCAACTTTATCATGCTCGAAAATTATTAATGGTTTTGCAGATATATTTCAACTGTCTGGTGGTGATGTTGTAAGCGGACGGTAGTGAAATTCCCCTCTGAAAAATCCTTTCGCTTACGGGAAGCTGCATATCCACGTTTATTAAATCTGAAGTTTGGTAGCATGGTTGTAAATGTAAGGGATAGAAAAAATCTCTTGTTTGTATTTTGTGTGACTTCAGGTATTCCTTTAATGCTTCTTTATGATCGGTAAAGAAAGAGGTAAACCAGTGAACTGGAGTGGTCCTTTTGTCTATAGGAATGAATTCTAGTGCATTGTTGTTTATATTATTCTGATAAAAATCATATATTTCGCCCTTCCTTTTTATTACTTTTTTGAGCTTTTTCAACTGCGAAATCCCTATCGCCGCTTGCATTTCTGTAAAACAAAAATTGAACCCTATTGATTCGTGAACAAAGACACCCTTCTCTTTCCTCCCGTGATTCTTCATTTTGTAACAATCTTGAATTATATTTGGATTCCCGCTTAAAACGACCCCCCCTTCGCCACAGGTTATGGTTTTATTAGCGTAAAAAGATAATATTCCCGCATCACCAAAGGTTCCAACGTGCTGACCCTTGTATAGAACACCCATACCTTGCGCTGCATCTTCTATAATTTTGAGATTAAACCGCTTCGCTAGTTTAATCAAGCTGTCCATGTCGCAACTCCTACCGTAAAGGTGAACTGGCATTATGGCTTTAGTTCTAGAAGTAATGGCCTTTTCTACATTTTCAGCAGCCATGCACATGGAAGTTTCGTCCACATCACAAAGAACAGGGGTCGCGCCAGCAAAAATTACGGCATTTGCGGAGGCTATAAATGTCATGTTTGGGACGATAACTTCGTCTCCTTCTCCTATCCCCACGGCTTTTAAGGCGCAAAATAGAGCGGCAGTTCCGTTGGTCATGGAGACCGCATGAGGCGATGCTGTAATCTCCTTAATTAAAGACTCAAACTCTTTATTAAGTTCGTGCTCAGAAACAAATGTCGATTTAACGACTTTTTTTAATTGTTTAAGCTCGCTTTTGTCTATCCACGGTTCAATTTGAATTATCGGCTTCATATAAAGAGTCGTAAGATTTCTGCTCCCTTATTGCGGAACCGTAGTGCTTATTGATTTTACTTTTTACCAAAAATCTTTCGTCATTATACTTGGCATTTAACCTAGCAAACTGAATAAACTCATCGTCAAATTGCTTTTTCGCCTCCTTTTCCCTAAACCCAGCTTCAGTGTCCCAGATTTTAGAATTTATAGAATAAAGCTCCTTATAAAGCGACTTTTCAATTTTTATATTTTCCTCTTCCAAGGCCCCAAGTAGTGCCACTTTTTCCCCATAAACATAATCCAACCTATTTGGATCATCAATTCTTTCCAACTTTAAATCAAGGATTGTAATTCGGTCAAACACCTCCCCTATTGCTACCTCTACTTTCATTTTATAAATTCTCTTTTGAGACTATTGCTTGATAGGGGCGCGAAGCATCTGGCGCAAGCTTTTTTAAATTTAAATCATAAATGTGGTAACCAATCTCTTCCAAAATACTCTTTCGGTGCCAGTCCTCATCCCAGTGAAATTCAATTTGGAAAATGATCGAACGGGTGCTCATTATTTCGCGAGCGCCTTCGAGAACATCCCACTCCGCACCCTCAACATCTATTTTTATTAGGTCTATTTGTTTGTCCTCGAAGTAGGTGTCAAGATTTACGGTTTTAACGCTTACCATGTGCTCTTTATAATCTTTGGGGTGGCTAGGAGGTAGTGATCCCTCTATGTTTCCAGTGTGAGAATCATCTACATTTAAAGAGAAGTTGCATATACCGTTTTTCTTAGAGACTGCACAATTGTTAATAACTAATCTATCATCACTCAGAAAAGGGTATTTGCGCCTTAAAAACTCGTAATTGGCTGGAGAGGCTTCGAAAAGATGTCCCATTTTCATTTTAGGCCAGAAAAAATCGCTCATCTCACCCACGCAAGCTCCCACATCCGCATAATGCCAATGAGGTTTAATGAATTTAGAAAGAGCTTCCTTCTGTGCTTGTTCCCAGTTCATTCAGTAATAATATCGGCATACTGCTTTATTTTCAAGAAAGAATCTACATTGAGAAAATTGACCTTAGACTTAAGGACTTGCGAATTTAAATGTTCCCAAGAATTTAAAAAAATACCAGGAACTGTCCAGTAGCTGAAAAGGTTGCTTATTGAATTGTTTATAGCAATTGGCACGGCGCCCACTAAGAGCGTTTCATAAAATCTATGCAAATCTTGCCCAGCCCCCTCTAGGCAAATCACAAACTTATATTCATTTAAAAGTTTTAAATATTCAGTAAAGGCGAGCTTCTCTGTTTGAACATCTACAAAACTCAGAGAAGAGAGAAAACCTAATAGGGCACCCCTTTCTTTGTTAGTGGAGGCTGTATGAAAAGGTAATAAAATTTTATCTTTTTTGCATTTAAAGGGTTTATGGGTTTGTCGCCAATGATTAATTTCTTGCTGATCTCCCCCAGCCCGTTCTTTTTCCTCGAAGCCAATTGGAATTGGGACAATTTTTTTGCTGACGCTCGGAGCATTCGTGCAATACCATTTTTTTAAAAGTGAGTTTGATAAAATTGAAGATATGTCAGCGCCGCGCAAAACGTCTAGCGAGGAAACTCCCGAAATTAACGTAAAATGGTTTTGAATCTTAGGGAGAAAAAGCTCTTGAAATATACCATAATAAATAAAATCTGTTTTTACAAAAACAATATCATTATTTTTTACATTTTCTGGTACGAGGGATTTATTATGTAAAATAGAAACGCCAGCTTTTTCATATTCTTCAGAAGGTATATCTAAACAATGGTCAGCTATGGTGCCAAACCAGTTATAGTTAATATATTTCATTAAGACTTATAGGGAATCGTCTTCCACTGTGTAAGACTGTTCTCACCCAATGGGTGATTTCTAAAATCATGAAAAAATAAGTCTTCTTGGCCTGCATATATGTCAACCAAAGTTTTAAAGGAGCTTTCCATACAATGTATTTCTTCTGCCTCTTCGATTATTTTTAGAAAATGAAAAATATTTTGCTCGGGGTCATTTTCTACAACCTTTAAGTCGGGGTTTTTAAAATGAGACCTGTCCATTTTATAGCCCCTCTCTGGATCGTCATGCATAAAGATGTATGGCTTACCTTCAGTTAGTTTTTCGAAGAGAGCGTTTTCTGCACTGATATCCCTTTCGACATAAAAGCCACTATATCTCAGGTCTAAAGGTAATCCAATAAGCTCATAAAACAATTCCCAACAGTTTCTACTGTCCTTTAGTTGCTGTGGTAAGCTGTGATAGTTTTCATGACCAACCTTCAGAAACTTATCGTCGTCACTTGTAGTGGATAGAAATTCTCTAACAGACTGCCACTCGTTTGCTGTATCTATAGAAATAACTTGTATTTTTGGATTATCCCTATACATGTATTCAACCATTTTAAAATAGTTAGATTTAGTAAAAACGCCTACTTTTTCATAATTAGATTGTTTGGCATAGTGTCTAACTAGACCATTGCAGTCGAAATGGTCACCCAAACCTAAATGGTGATAAACGTATAAGTTCATTTAAGAATTATATAATTTATTGTAAAATGCGAGTATTTGTGCAAAATAGTTAATATGATTTTCCAGAGAAACAAAAGTGGCACTTTGCTTTTGCTGAAAGAGCACCAGCTTTTTCGCCACAGAGGGGTTTGCATTAAAAAATTCAACTGAAGCCTCCCAGTCGGTCTCGTCCACATACACAAAACCGCCAAAGGTTTTAAAGTAATGGTAATGCCAACACATATCCTCTCTTTTGGGCCTTAGAAATAAACAGAGAGAGTTAGAGTTCATTGCCCATGGTAGCCTATCCCAAGAGTTAGTGTTACCGTTAATATTGAAAATATATTTATATTTAAGCTGTTTGGAATAAGGAATAAACTCCGACTCAATCTTTTTCCACTCATACTTTTCTAAATACTGTGAGTGGCCGTTTGGACTGCCATCCATGAAGAAATTCGTTATCTTCAAGTCTCCTAATTGGGAATTTTGGTTTTCCCAACAAAATCTGAATCTTTGATTTTCTTTAGGATCGCTGCCGCCAGCATAACTTCCTGCAAAAATTGCCTTGTCCTCCTTTTTCTCGAAGTCTATATCTGTCGAGCAAAACGATTTGGTGACGTTTTGAACATTCACAACATGAGAATTGGGTATTAAAAGGTTAGGATGGTGCGCTCGGCGCGTAAAACACCAGCGTGGAACTCCCTCTTCATAAAAATCCACATCATCCCCCGAATTAAAAATGAATTCGCAATCTAAATCAGAAAGTTTAACTCCCTGCGATTGAAAACCATCTCGACAAGAGAACAGGCTAAGTAAAAATTTTGAACGTAACTGATCCTGATTCTCATGGTCACGCACAATGGAAAATTGCCCATTTTTAATTTTTATGTGTGACTCTTGGGGTCGCAACTCGCACTTCTGAAGTGCGTCGCGATCTATGCGTGTGATGGGTTTTGTTTCTTTCTCGAAACAGAAACTGATTATTTGTTCTGTAGTCATAATATTTAGATTTTGAGATTTTTTATCCATTCTTCAAGAGAGGTCTTTGGGTACCAACCTAATTTTTCTTTGATTTTAGATATATCTGATAAAGAGATTCTAACTTCGGCTTGTCGCTCTGGAATAAAGGTAAATTCCCCCGAGATCATGTCTTTTATTTCTAGAATGGAATAATTTTTCCCGCAGCCTACATTAAAAAGCTCCCCCACACAATCTTTGTTTTTCAAGTTAGAGGCTAAGATATTAGCTTCAACCACATCTTTTACATAAGTAAAATCCCGTCTCTGTTCACCATCTCCAACGATGGTCATTGGCTCGCCGTCACTTTTTTGCCTCAAAAAAATACCCACAACTGGTGCATAAGTGCCCTTAAGTGGTTGTCTTTCACCGTAAACATTAAAATATCTAAAACATACTGTCTCCACGCCAAAGAGATCCGAATACACTTTGCACATTTCTTCCCCAAAAGTTTTAGTTACCGAATAAGGGTTAAGGCAATCTTTATTATAACTTTCTTTCAGTGGGGGTTTATTTTTTAATCCATACGCTGCTGATGTAGAACTATATATTACCCGTCTTACACCCACCTCTCTACAACATTGCAACACAACAGAGGTCCCCAGCGCATTTGTTTCTGTTGCTAGGATAGGGTTGTTAAGGGTTGGTTGAATTCTCGCTTCAGCAGCTAAATGAAAAACGCATTCTGCACCACTATAGAGACCAACAGTATTATTGTGGTCGCATATGTCGTAATGATGGTAAGAGGCGGCGTCGTTACGATAATGCTCATGCGATGCTGGTCCCGAGAGATTGTCTATCACTGTTACGTCGTGACCATCTTCTATTAATCTATCTACAATGTGGGAGCCAATAAATCCACAACCACCTGTGACTACATACTTTTTTTTCATTTAATTAAATGCCTTTCGAGAATTTCCTGATGCTCCTTAACTATATTTTCATTCTCATCGAAAATTTGTCCTATATATTCCAAACCTTTTCTTTGTGTCGGAAAATCCCTTTTTTCGAAAAACGGATCATGAACCATTATGGCTTCTTGAGGAATGGCTGACCTTAGATGATTAAAAAACTCATAATCAGTTCCATATTTATCTGTCTGGGAAAAATTAGCACACAGTTCACTCATGTTGTCTAGTATGCCCTTTTTTATTCCAAACATCCCAGGCATTACAAAGAATTGATGACAAGGATGATCTCTCATAATGTGAAGCTTGGCATCACTTTTTAAAAAATCTTCCACCGCGCAAACCTCCCTGTTTGAAAAACGACTATCCGTATCTCGGGATAACATAACCTGCACATCTGGGTCAGAGATTGCTTCAAATCTCCAAAACATTCCAGTCCAGTCAGCCTTACGTGTTTCTATAATAATTTCAGTTTTTTTAAACGTTTTTAGTTTATCAATATATAAGTCGGGAACATCTTGATGCACGTAAAAACGAGTAATCCAGTCAGGGTAGTAAATTTCTCGCAATTCCGCATTTTTAATTGCCCCTACACAATATTTCGGGTCATCGCCCCATAGGGAAAAACTAATAACCTTTTTCATCATAAAGTTTCCTGATCTTTGCTCCCTCTTCTATATTGCTCGTCTGAGCATGAGTTGACAGACCCTCTGGGTTGTAATAGTACAATCCTAAAATTTGATTTATTTTGTGGAAGTTCGCCCCATTATGATGGCATCTTAGCCAAAATTCGTGATCTGCTGCTGTAGCCCACTGTGTATCAAAATATCCATATTTTTCATGAAGAGCCTTTCTCCAAAATGGCATATTGTGAGGTGAATTATGACTTATGAGGAATCTATCTGTAGGGGCTTCGCACGGATAAATTTTTAACAAGTCGTTATCTTGAAAGGTCTCATTAGCGATTAAACTCCACGCAATATAACCATAGGAAATGTCGCAATCTGGGTTATCGATCATGTAAGCTGAGTGTATTTTTAGCGCATTAGAAGCTTTTCGGTCATCAGTATTCCAATTCGTTAGTATATCTGAAGACGATAACTTTATGCCAATATTCCAAGTCTCGTAAATACTGTATTTTTTATCCAGCTTTTTATAAATTACATTAGGTGGAAGGTCATACTTTAAAATAAGGTCCTCAGTTCGATCAGTGGACTGCGCGTTTAACAAAAGTATTTCAAAAGAGCTTAAGTCCTCTTGCTCTAAAACATTTTCTAGAAAACCTTCGATAAAAAGCTCACTATTAAAAATTGAGGTAATAACACTGGCTTTATATTTCATTAATCTCCCGCCTCCACACGAATACTATCTTCATCAAAATGTTGCGTTGAAAATTCGAACATTTCTGTATCTTCCAGTGCAAACATTTGGTGCCTCATCCCAACCTCCACATGGAAATTGTCACCCTCCTCTAATACAACTTCGGTGGCAGCACTGATGTCATCTTCGTAGCCATAAGAAACTAAAAGTTTTCCCTTTTGGATATAAAAAACCTCATCCTTAAGTTTGTGGTAGTGCCAAGAGCATTTCTTACCCTTTGCAAAAAATAATATTTTGCCACAATACTCGGGTTTATTTACAATCCACTTTTCATAGCCCCAACCCTTGGGCACGAATTTAATATCTGAAAAATTCTTCATTTGCGATCTAGTAGCCTTATGGTTGCTCCGATAATTTCCTCAGGAGAAATGGTGTTTATTAATTTATTAGGATCGTCCCGCTGATAATATGAAGGCTTTATGTCTGAGTAGTTAGGCTCTAGGCAAATGCACCTGTCCTCCGAAGAGAAAAATGGACCAGTAGCTTTCCAAGTCTGGGGAAAAATACAAACTATTTTAGTATCATAGTGAGAAGCAAGGTGAAGCGGGAAGCTATCATAAGAAAGGTGTAGACTGGAATGCTTTATTAGATAGGCTAGTGAATGCATTGTGGTCTGCCCCAAAAACGAAGTGTTCACATCATAACGGTCATCATCTTCACCCCCAACTTGTATGATTTCATGAGAAAATCCAGGGGAGTTTTTAAGACCATCTACTACTTCTTTCCAATAAGAATACTGACGAGCAGTTCCCTTGGTGTCGCAAGGGTGAAAGGTAATATAAGGACTTGAAGGCAATTCAATTTCCTCTTCTGCAATAAAGCATTTATCAATCGGCATCGCTGTTACCAGCGAATATGTTTCCAGCATGTGCATATTTTTATTTTTTTAATTCTAGACCTACTACATCTAGACCGTTATGGAGATATTGGAGACAACGCTGCGTTAATACCGCAGGAAGAAACAACATATCAAAGCAACCCTGCCACTTGCCGTGACCCTCGATAAAAAGTGGGTCTTCCATTTGTGGATAATACTCTAAAACCCCCTTGAGGTGGGGATTATCCTTCAACACGG